TGATGAGAAAAGTATTTGGCCTGAAAGGTTTCCAAAAGAAAGGATATTGGCCATAAAGGACGAATTTTCGTCCGTAGGGAATATAAATGGATTCTATCAAGAATACATGAATATAGCCCAATCTCCTGATGATGCACCTTTTCAACCAGATTGGATTAAAATACATCATTGGGATTATGAGAGAATGCAAGGACAGAATTGTTTAGTTAAAAATAAGGATTTAGATAATGAAAAAATCAAACCTGTGGAATTGTATACTGGTGTTGACCCAGCGAGTTCTTTGTCTGCTAGGGCTGATTATTTTGTCATCGCTACTATTGCGATTGATAACGAGAATAATAAGTATGTAGTAGATATATTTAGAGATAAGATTTCTCCAGCTAAACAACCTCAGAAAATTATAGATATATATAAAAAGTTTAAACCTAGAAGAGTAAAGGTAGAAACTGTAGGTTATCAAGAAGCCTTAAGAACTGCTGTAAGAGAGATTATGAGAGAAGAGAACATTTATATACCAGGACTTGAATCTGGTGTAAAGCCAAGAAATAGTAAATCTGAAAGATTATTATCGTTAGTACCTTTGTTTGCCAAAGGGACTTTTTTCTTTAGACCAGAAGATATTAAAGCTCAACAAGAATTTCTCTCATATCCCAAGGGAAGGAACGATGATATAATGGATGCTATTTGGACTGCTTTAGATGGAGCAAAACCATGTAGGATGGCCGAATTAGAGATGTTATCTGAAGATGATTGGAGAAATCCAAAGAAAAACCTTGATTGGATGACAATGTAATGTGTAAATTATCCTAATGGCTAATTCTAAAAAAGACATAGTTGATGAAACCTTACAGTTATTTGACGACTATTCTGGGAAAAGAGACAATTGGGCCACTCAAGCAAAAGAAGACAAAGAGTTTAGATTAGGAAAGCAATGGACTGCTAAACAAAGAGAAACTTTGGAAGGCAGAGGTCAAGCTGCTATTGTTATCAATAGAATACATCCAGCAGTTGAATCTGCTAAAGCTATGCTAACTGCTAATAGACCTTCTTTTAGAGCTGCCCCTAGAGAGGACTCCGATAATAAGGTAGCAAATATTATGAGTGCTTTGCTTACTTATATGTATGATATATCAGACGGAAGAAGTGTTATACGACAAGCAGTAGATGATTATTATGTAATGGGCATGGGGTTTATACATGTTTATCAAGACCCAATGATGGATATGGGTAAAGGTGAAGTCTGTTTTCATGACGTAGACCCGTTAGATGTATATGTTGACCCTAACAGTCGACATAGGCTTTTTGATGATGCAGAAAATATAATTATATCTAAGTTATTTACTAAAGACCAGGCTAAACAGTTATACCCAATGTATTCTAAGGCTATTGATAATGCTGATTCTGATTCTGGTAATAAAGTAGATTTTAATGCCCCTTGGACTGAACGCGAAGATGATGGAGAGGTTACTTTTCCAGAAGATGTAGGAAGAGTAAACAATCAAGAATATGTTAGGGGTTATGAAAGATATTATAAAGTAGATGTTACTGAGTACAGAACTTATGAGAAGTTTTCTGGTAAGGAAGAGTTATTAAGTAAGGAACAGTATGAAATGTATTCACAGAGACCTGCTTGGAGTATACAGGGTCAATTAATAACAGATGCTGAAAAGGCAACTCAACTTTATCAACAGTTGGTTCAGCAAAGACAGCAAGCAATCGAACAAAAATTAGCTGAATTAGTTCAAGGTGCTGGTTATAGCGAAGATGAAGCTATGGTAATAGCTGAAGATGAGGTTCCTCAAATAGAGTATCAAGAGTTAACTTATGCTGATTTAATGTTGCAAGGTATGATTGATGTCGTAAAAGTTTCTAGTAAAAAGATTCAATTATGTGTAATCATAGGAGAAACTAAATTATATTCAAGGATTTTACCTCTTGATAAATATCCTGTGGTTCCTGTAATGAATGTACATACTAGGACTCCTTATCCTATGTCTGATGTTAGAATGATAAAAGGATTACAGGAATATATAAACAAAACACGCTCTTTGATAATTGCGCATGCTACTACTAGTACAAATACTAAGATACTTGTACCTGAGGGTAGTGTTGATATGAAAGATTTTGAAGAAAAGTGGGCTCAACCAGGTGTAGCTATACCATATGACCCAACAGATGGTGCTCCTATGCCTGTACAACCTACCCCTTTGCCAAACGAGTTGTATCAGAACGAGACTGCTGCTAAATCAGATATAGACCATGCTTTAGGTTTATATGAAATGATGATGGGAAATGCTCAATCAGCTCCTGCAACTTACAAGGCTACTATATCAATAGATGAATTTGGCCAAAGGAAGATGAAATCTAAACTAGCTGATATTGAAGCTTCGTTAACTAGGGTAGGTCAATTAGCTATTCCTTTAATTCAACAATTATATACTACTGAAAAGATATTTAGAGTTGTACAACCCAATAATTCTTTAAGTGAATATGTTGTTAATAAGAAATTAGTAGATGATAAAACAGGCGAAATTAAACTTATGAATGATATTACAGTAGGGAAATATGATGTTATTGTAGTATCTGGGTCTACTCTACCTAGTAATAGATATGCTGAACTTGAATTTTATATGGATGCATATCAAAAAGGTATTATTGATAGACAAGAAGTTCTTAAGAAAACCGAAGTATTTGATATGGAAGGTGTAATGGAAAGAACTGATATAATTGCTAAATTACAACAGCAATTAGAGCAATCTAATGAAGAGAACAAAAGACTTAAGGGAGATTTGCAAACAAGAGACCGTGAAGCTGTAAATCTTAGAAAGAAAGTTGAAGTTGAGAAGTTTAAGAGTGACCTCGACCAGGTTAGCAATAAAGCTAAATCTGCAGGTACTCTTTATGAAAAACGACTCGATGATAATTTGTCCACCGTTAAAACGCAGATAAGAGATTCTGCGCAACAAACAAGCTTACCTTCTACTGGTGGTAAAGGAGCAGCTAAAAGGAGAAAGAAATAATGACACAAGATAATATACAGACAGATACCCCTCAAGAAAATACTAATCAACCTCAATACAACTCTTTAGAAGAAGCTGTATTTGGAGGGAGCGATGTATTAAATGAGGGTTCTAATGATAATACATCAAGTGCTTTTACTAGTGGGAATGAAGGAAATGCTGAAACAGCTCCAGAAACAACTGGACAACCTGTAGTAGGCACGCAAGAAACGACTCAACAACCAACTCAAGATAACGATGAAAAGCGATATCAATATTGGCAATCTCAAGCAGATAAGTACAAGAATGAGTTGGATTCAATGAAGCAAGTACAGCAACAACCTGCACAACAGCAGCCTGCAGAACCTGCTCAAGAACAAGTTGAAGAGTTTCCAGCAGCTCCATTAAAACCACAACAACCTAGAACTTTTAATAGAGAGGAAGCTTATAGCGACCCTAATAGTGATAGTGCTAGGTATTTAGATGAATTAGAGGGATGGCGTGATGACATGAATGAATATAACTCACTTAAATCTCAATACCAAACAGCTATTATTGAAGAGAAATTCAATAAAATGGAGAGTACTAGAGTTGAAGAAGCTAAGAAACAAGAAGCTGCACAACAAAGGAATGCTCAAGAAACTGAAATTAGAGGCCATGTAATGGGCCACTATGGTATGAATGAGAGTGAGGCAAAGGATTTTATGTCAAAGATGTCTGACCCTAGTTCTATTACTATCGATAATCTAGTTCAACTATACAGGCTTCAAAATGGTGGAGGTTCTCAACAACCTGCTCCTGCTGAACCTAGTGATGCTTTTACTCAAACGAGGAATGCACAGCAAGTACCATCTCCTATGGGAGTTATGCCTTCTGGACAATCTAATGTTGACGGTAGGAGTATGGAAGACAAGATTATGGATAATCTGATAGGGGATTTTAATGATAAAAATCCCTGGAAGTAACTTTAATCTGCTCAACTGAAGGTGGTAACCCACAGCTGAGGACGAGCAAAATGAGGATGGAATAATGGCAACGAAGTATTCAAACAACCAGTACAACACTGCCACTGGAGTTTCATTAGACGATACAAGACGTCAATTTAACTTTGGTGAACGTGTAGCTGAACTGGCGCCACAACAAAGTCCATTCTTCGTATATTTATCGAAGGTGGCAAAAAAAGCTACTAATGACCCTGTTTTTAAGTTTTTAGAACAGAGACATCAGTGGCAAAGACGTAACTTTAAAGTATCCACAACATTAACGTGGACCTTTGAAGCAGGACCAACTATTGCAGATGCTGATAGTGATGACTTAGTATTAAGTTGTGACTATGACCAATATGGTAAAATTAGTGGCTCAGCCTCTGATGCAACTAATAATGCTTGTCATTTTTTAGTGCCAGGTAGTATTATTGCAATGAAAGCTGATAATGGTACTGTGTATCGTTTTAGAATTACAACAGGTGCTACTGTGACTCACAGTGGTACTGATGGTTCTAGTGGTATAACTACTATTACAGTATCAGGTGGTGGAGATGAGATAATTCCTATCGATACTCCTACATCTGGAACACTTACTTTTACTGCTCTTAACAAAGGTCAAGTAATTGGAAGTGCTTATGCTGAAGGGACTGATAGTCCTGTTGGTTGGGAAGATAAGTTATTCGACAGAGAAGGATATTGTCAAATATTCAAAACTGGAATGAATATTTTCTCAGGAACTGCATTAGCTACTGAATATAGAGGTATTGCTAATGAGTTTCAAAGAATCTGGCAAGATAAATTAATGGAACATAAGATGGATATAGAACAAGCTATGTTGTTTGGATATGGTGCTACTCTTAATGACCAATCTAGCAGTGCTCCTGTTAGACAATCATGGGGAATAGTTCCTTATACTAATACATATGGTAAAGTTTATAACATGTCTTATTCTTCATCTGGATATGATGCTTTTTTAGATGCAATGGAAGATTTCTTTGCACCTGAAGGCGGAAATTCAGGAAATAAACTTGTACTTGCTTCAAGAAAAGTTATTACTTATCTAAATAAATTAGGTAATGGCTCTTTTATGAACAATTCAGTAGGCTCATCTCAATATCGATTAGATGTAACTAATGTTCCTGGTTCTTTTGGACACACAGTAACGGTTGTAAATACTATATTTGGTAATTTACACTTTGTTGCTGAACCTTTATTAAGAGGGCCATGGGAAGATTACTGTGTTGCAGTCGATTTAAAGAATGTAGCTTATAGACCACTTGTGGGTAATGGTGTGAGTCGAGACACTTTCATAGAAACTAATGTTCAAGGCAATGGTATTGACGGTCGACAAGACCAAGTTATTACTGAAGCTGGACTTGAAATTAGTTTACCTGAAACTCACGCAGTTCTTAAGTTTTCTTAAGGGGAGGTAGATTATGGCGCAACAAGGCATAAAACAAGCAACTATTACAGATGGAACGCATCATGCGACTGATTCTGTATACAGTAGTTGGAAATCTACTACTG